TGTTTACAAATATCATATGTATATCATAACCAAGAAGTCTTAACTTCTGTGCTTTTCCAGTAATGTTGTCATAGTCTTTTCCAGTACCATCAATGATAAGTCCAAGTCTACCCTCAACATAGTTTGCTTTTTGTTTATCTGCAACTTCTTTTGCTCTAGCACGGAGTCTATCTCTATCGACTTCTTGTTCTCTACCAAGTTTAGTATTCATCTTCCATGTCATTCCAGCATCATCAATGTATTTCTCAAAGATGTCATCAGAATTAACAATCTTCATACCAAGACCGCCTGTTCCTCGTTCTATGACATAGGACTTACCACTTCCTGGGCCACCTGCTAAGAAAAATGCTTTAAGTATATTGGGGTCGTAGACTCCCTCTTGTAATTCTTGGAATGTTTTCATTTTTAAATCTCTCTATAGTATCTAGTATGTATTTATCATTCTCCGTTATTGGTTCTACTGTCCTATCTCTGTTAATAAAGGTGTTCATTTTCTTTAATTTGAGTTTGGTAGTTTGCTTTGGCATATACGCCTCCTATTTTAAATGATTGTCATAATGTATTGTCTATAGAGTCTCCTTTCTGTTATTAAGTTATTTCTACTTTTTGTCCATCTCCACCAAATGGTTCTAGTGATTGTGAATCAATAGGTAATTTAGTAGAAACTGAATCTTTTGTTACTTTCATTTCTGTGGTATGTCTTTTAGTTGCATTATCGAATTGATGTTTTAGAGTTGTTATCACATATTTTCCAGAATAGTATGAGTCAAAGGCACCACCTTCTTCGTGTTGTTTACCAACTATAGGAACAGATATGTTTAGAGTTTCTCCAACTGCGATTGTAGTGTTTCCATTTACTTTAACTGATATACTAATTCCAGAAGTAAGTTCTAAAAATTTAGATTGTCTTTGTAGTAACTTATTAGATGTTCCTATAGGTGCATAAGAATATGATGATGTTTCATTAGTGTGTTGAACATCAGTTGTACCATTCGTAGAAACTGGGTGTAGATGGATTCGTGCATCTGAAAAACTACCTATGGTATTTCCATACTCATCAATTGGATTTTCGCTATATACTGGATTAGAATCTATGGTATTATTTCCCTCAAAATCTGCAAAGTAACCATAACGAACAGTTTCATATGTCTTATTATATATATTATATTTGATTATTTTAGAACCCAACATTCCCCCAACTGTGTTCAATAACATATCATTATTTTGAGTAATCGCCATAGCCATGGGTCTTTTGAAATCTTTTTCTACATCTACAGTCTTGCCATCAAGTAAACCTACATCACCCATAGAGTAATCAGCTATAGTATCACTATTAAGAATAGAGTCTATACTTCTAAACTGTAACCCCTTTGTACTTTCAAAGAATATAAAGTTTTGATTACCAGAATTACTTATTGCTTCAGTTGCAAGGTTTGTAATAAATTTAAGTGGATGGTCATTTGGACATATAACTTTTCTAATACCAGCAGTTGGTTCAACGATCAATCTTTTCTTTGTATTGATATATTTTACATTTCTTAATACATCTTCAACAATGTTAGATATGGTATCTGTGTATGACTTTGAAACTCTTGTTCTACTACTTCTTAGTAACTCTGGTGTAATGAAACTTAATACTATAGTTTCTCCACTAACACTTACACCTTTTTTAACACTAACTTTATGAATGTTAAAAACTGCATCTATGTCAAAGTCTTCTAATCCAGGCGTTCCTATTTTTAAGGTCATGTATTCTTGACCAATTATAGGGCCATTTTCAGTCATATTGTCAACATCTAAAAATACTAGATTACCAGACATAGATGTAGAAAACATATTTTCATACAACTCAAGTCCTAGAATATTTTTCATGTCAATCACTCTGCCAGATGAACAGTAAATATTAAGTTCTTTAATGAAGAACTCACCGGCATATTGAATATCTGTATCCATTAGATAATTGATTCTTTCATTAGAGTTTCATATTCTTCAACAAATTGGTCTACATAGTTTGGATCAAGAAGTCTTATTTTTCTTAACTCATCTTGTCTATTATCTTCATACTCTATATTAGTTATAGTTGTTGCACTATTGTAAAAATCACTATCTCCACTATAAAGTGCAGAGTTAGCATACACCTCTATAGTTTTAGATGTATCTCCAGATGATTGTGCGATTTCATAGTGATGCACTCCATTAGGGTCTGCATACTTATCGTTTACAAATTGTAGAAACTGTGAATATGACATAGGCCATTGATGATATCTATCTGTAATATCATTTACTAATAATATAATCCAATGTAGTTCTGGATTATCATATAACTTGTCTGCAATAGACTCTGGAGTTTCGCCTTGTTTGACATCATAAGTATCATACAAAAGAGCGTTTGTTTTTACCTTTTGACGTATTGCAACTCGTCTTAAAAGATTCTTAACATCTTTGAACTGACCAGTTCCAGTAGCATCATATGGTATTGTTGGAAAGTTTTTAAAATACATAATTAATATCCCTCGTATATACGTTCTCTTGACATCATTTCTAGTTCTTGAAAGTTAAGAGTTATAGAAGTATCAACTGGTGGAGCACCATCTCCGTCTATTCCATCAAAAGTTTTATACCTATCTCCACCATATGCAACAGTAACATTTGTACACACACAAGTAGATATTTTATGTAAAAAGGTATTCTCTGCACCATTGTACATATATTGAATATCAAATGTATTTGGTACAATTAATCGTCTACCAGCTCTGTTTCCATCTTTAAACTCTGGTAACATATTAGATTTAAATGCAAATATTATATTTCGTATTTCATTCGCTTCTGCTTCATTCTTAGGCATCATCTTAAATGTATATTGAAATTGTCTTTTACCTACACCCTCAAATGCAAGTTCCATTCTAGGTGCTTTGATTGATGCTCTTCTCATATCAAACGCTTGTTCCAATCCTTTCATACCTGGCCCAATCAAATCAACACCCTTTAACCCTAGACGTTTTGCTTCTTCTATTGCTTCACCTTGTATTTGACTACCTTGTCTCTCTGCTACATTCATAAAACCCATATTATTCATAAAATCACTTACTGCGTTCATACCAATCGCTGCACCAGCACCAATCTCTGTGTCTGTGTATTTTGCACCATAAACAACTTGGACTTGTTGTGGCATATACATTGCAATTGCAGTATCTAGTCTGGTAGTAGGTTTTCTATTTACTGTTACAGTTGAACCTTTAGTTCTTACTATTTTTGGTATTGGTTTTTCATATGCAGAATCATCAACAAATGAAATTGCACCTTGAGACAAACCAGAACTGTTTTTAACTTTCGTATAAGAACCATCTTTTTGTAATTTTTTTATGTAACTAGGTATTTTTTGTTGTGACTTTATAGATGCAATAGAACCACTTGAGTCTTTCTTTTCTGGGTCACTAAAACTTAATTTAGCATCTTGTTGTTGATTGATATAGAACATAATGTAATGTCCATGATTACCAAAATCACCAGCAGGTGCTTCCGTATCTAATGGAAAACTAAAGTTCTTGGTTCTATGTTTATTATTATCAATTCCAGCTGTAGGTGAACTATTGTTTCCTCTACCTTTATTGAAACCCAAAAGTCCTGGCAGATTACCAGACACTTTTCGTAATGCTCTTCCAGCAATCCCTTGTGCAGCACCTTTTAGAAAGTCTAACGCCATGTATAAATACTCCTGTAACTTCTATTTATAAAGATTGATATGGCATATAGTGGTAAATACATTCCTAATAACCCTAAAAAATACAAGGGTGATCCATCTAAAGTGATATATCGTTCACTATGGGAACGTAAACTTATGGTCTATTGTGATATGAATGAAAAAATACTTGAATGGGGTAGTGAAGAAATCATCATACCTTATGTATCGCCTTGGGATAATAGGATGCACAGATACTTTCCAGACTTCTATATGAAAGTAAAACAGGCTGATGGTTCTATTAAGAGGTTTATTGTAGAAGTAAAACCAAAGTATCAATGTAAACCACCAGTAACTAATCCATCAAGAAAAACTAAAAAATGGTTAAACGAGGTCAAGACCTACACAATCAATCAAGCTAAGTGGAAATATGCAAACGAGTTCTGTGAACTAAATGATATGGAGTTTAAGGTATTAACTGAAGACCATCTAAATATAAAGTATAAATAGTAATATGGAAACTTTTGGAATCACAATCGTATTAATGACACTCTTTACATTAGGAATGTCTTTAGGGTTACTTATGAACAAACCACTTAAAGGTAGTTGTGGTGGAATGAACTGTAGGTGTAAGAATGGCACAGAGTAAGTTTATACAATCAGTAGTTGATGCTGCAAAAGGTAGACCAAGAAGTACACAATGGTTTCGTGATAAGATTAAAGAGTTTGGTACGCCTGGTGCAATGGATTTGATACGAGATGGAAAGAGAAAAAATAATCCTTTCTTTGGTCGTTTGAATATGTTTTTTTATGATCCTAAACATAAGAAGAAACTACCTTATTATGATACATTCCCTTTGGTGTTACCACTAGAACCATATTCAGATGGATTTCTAGGTATAAACTTTCACTATCTACCTATGTCACTAAGACTACAGTTATTAGATAGAGTAGTTGACTACAGTAATAATACAAAGTTTGATGAGAGTACAACACTTGATGTTGATTACAGTCAACTTAAAAAGATTAATCTAATTAAACCAGCACTTAAACGATATCTTGCTGGTCAAGTAAAGACACAGTTTCGTAGAATAGATGCAGATGAGTTCACAGTTGCAGTTCTATTACCAGTTGCGAGATGGAAAAAAGGAACTGCAGCAGAAGTCTATAAAGATAGTAGGAGTATGTTATAATGGCATTTAAATTTGGTTCATTAATAGATACAGTCGCTTATGGTGCATTAAATGAATTTTTAGGAATGGGTCGTAGTGATGATGGTATATCAAGACCCAATAAGTATGAGGTCACTTTATTTCCACCTACTGGTTTTCGTGGAAATAAATCTAGTACTGGAAATAATAAAGCAGCAGGACTTATGGGATTATTAAGAGGGAATGGTAATGTTCGTTCAGTAGGACTTAGATGTGAATCTATAGAACTGCCTGGTCGTACTTTAGATACAACTCCACAAACTAATTTATATGGCCCAGAAAGAGATATGGTTAGTGGTTATACATATGCAGATGTAACTGCATCATTTCAATGTTCCTCTGATATGAGAGAAAGACAATACTTTGAAACATGGCAAGAGATGGCGTTCAATGATGAAACTTGGTCTATAAACTACTACGACAACTATGTAGGTAGAGTACACATACATACATTAGATGAACAGAATAAAAAAAGATTTGGTATAGAACTTACTAGTTGTTTTCCAAAAACAATAGGTGCTCAATCATTAGCATACACATCAAATAATACTTATCAAACACTAAGTGTTACTTTTAATTTTAGATACTGGAAAAATCTAGAAGACGAAACAACACAATCACAATCACTATCGAGTAGAATTGCAGAGCGGGCTGTAAATACTGTGACGAGAAAACTAACATCTCAAATACCATCAGTATTACGCAGATTATAATATAATAAAGGATGAAACATTATGGCGTTACCTAAGATTAATACCCCAACCTATGAGTTGGAACTACCCTCAACTGGAGAAACAATTAAATACAGACCATTTCTAGTCAAAGAACAAAAATTATTGTTAATGGCTCAAGAAACTGGAAAAGAAGAAGACATTGCAAATATTATGGGAGACCTAGTTGAAACTTGTACCTTTGGTAAAATAGATTCAAAACTTGCACCGATATTTGATGTAGAATATTTATTTTTAAGAATTAGAGGAAAATCAATTGGAGAAATAGTTGAATTAAGTGTAACTTGTCCAGATGATGAAAAAACACAAGTTAATGTTAAAATAAATCTTGAAGATATTGATGTAAATATGTTAGACAATCATACAAATGAAGTACAACTTTTAGATAATTGTAAAATAGTTTTTAGATATCCAATTCTTTCAGATATGAAAGGATTAACTACTGACAACAATATTAATAATGTTTTTGGTGTTATGAATAAATGTGTAACAGAAATACATTATGGAGATGATTTATACAGTAAATCTGATATGACAGACAAAGATATTGATGAGT